AACAACTCCCTCCTAAGGAGTCGTTGCTGGTTCGATTCCGGCAGGGGACATTTTTAAGCCTTTAACCATGCGGTTTTAAAGCGTTTTGTCCACATTCTGTCCACATTTGTTTTATCTTTTCGTCGTTTCGTGATTTCTGCTCTTGCAATTGATGGGCATAAACTTCCAGCGTTATGTTTAGATTTTCATGCCCTAAAACTTGCGATACAGAAATTAAATCAATATCATGGGCTATTAAATAGCTAGCGTAGGTGTGCCTTAACGAGTGGACACGTACTTCACGCCCGACAATTTTCCGTAAAGTTTTATTGACGGCATTATTGGACAGTGAAGGTAGCAGTCTACCATCTTCGGTAGATGGCAGTTGGTCGATAAAATTGATAAATTCATCGTCAAGCGGTATCTCACGGATACTGCTTTTGGTTTTTGTAGGCAAGAAACCAGTATTGTTCTTATAGTCCCACGTCTTATTGATGGATAGCATGCCAGTATCACGGTTGATATCATCCACGGTTAGCCCTAGACACTCAGCAAAACGGATACCAGTCTTGGCTATGATATAAAGTGCTGCATAGGAAGTGTACTCTGGATGCTTGCTTGCCTCGTAGATCAATCGCTCGTATTCTTCGACTTCTAGGAATTTTGTTTCAATATCACGCCCTTTGTTCTTAGCATTGATTTTAGCAAACTTGCAAAAATTACGTTTTATATAGCCTTCGTGGACTGCCATTTCGATACATGATTTAACATGCACGTTGAAACGTTCCACAGTGTCTTGAGCGTGAGTTTTAGCATAGCTATTCAGCACCCGTTGGTATTGCGTGGCAGTGACAGATTTTAATTTCTTGTCGCCAAAGAATAATTCTATCTTGCGTTGGGTGTTGATGTATGCCTTATAAGTTATTTTGGAAACAGTAGGTTTCTTATAAACTTCGCACCATTGCTTAAAATAAGCGTAAAGAGTGATATCTTCATCTACATTCAAGCCGTCTTGTATTTTCAGCTCCATCTCAGCAGCAGCCTTGATAGCTTCAGATTTAGTACGAAAACCACCCTTTGACTTTGGTTTACGCTTGCCAGTCGAATCGTAGTAATTTATCCGATACTCCCAGCCGTTTTCTCGTTTCCTGTATGATGCCATTGTTTAGTCCTCTTGTATAGATAATCCCTACACTCAAAGTTTGGCGATGGAGAGTGCAGGGATTCTTTTGTTTTATTTTTTATTTAGTAGTAAAGACTGCACCACAGTTCTTGCAGTGCCACTCTTTTTTACCCTTCTTGCCAGCAAAACCAGCTAGAGCACCAACGCCGCCAGTCATAATAGTTCCAGCAGCGGCTTTACCAATTGAGAAACTTTTTCTTTGCTGTACCATAAATTCAACGTCCGTACTTTTGCAATGAGGGCATTTTATAGCTCTTGCTTGTCGAAATTCCTCTTTCAAGTCCTCTTTCACTTGTCGAAATTCCTCACTCGCTTGTTGAAATTCCTCTTTCGCTTTTGCTTGCTCTATTTTTGATTGTTCTTTTTGCTCTTTAGTCATAGGGTGTTTTATCTCCCAAAAAAGTCGTGCGAACAGTAAAACAATACCCACAAACATTAATAACCAAAAAGGAGGAAAGATAAAACCTAAAATAAGCCCACCAAAAGTACAGCCAAAAGTTATTTCGAATTTTAAGCAAGTAGGTACATTTCTAACATCATCCATTTTCATTTTTATTTTCTCCTTTTTTTAAATAACAGTTTGCTGAATTTTCCTAAATTCATCTTGTATCATAGCTTCGCCCCAAGTCGTTGAAATATCATACTGTGCAGCGAAGCGAACCCAATTAAAATCGTAGATATCAGTAGATTTTAAATAATCAACTAGTAACTCATGGATCATATTTCTATTTGCTTGAGCTTCATATTTCTCACGCATCCGTTCGTAGTCTTTAGAATTGTGCTCTAGATGTCCCAATTCATGTAAAATGACCTTCAAACGTATTTCTGGGGCTAAATCCTTGTTGATATAAACCACCCTATTTATCGGGTCGATAAAGCCGTTTCTGGACCACTGACTAGAGTCGAACTCACAAAGAGACACGTTGAACTGCTCAAGCAATTCGTTTTCAGTCATAAACCTCACTTTTCCTTACTGCTCATATAGCCCGCAATGATGCCACGGATTGCCCGCTTGTCGTCCTCGGTCAGCGGTTTACCATCGAACATCATAGCGTTTGCTATGATGTCATCGATGTCATGGGAGCTGGGTTGTGGGTCGTTCGCCATAGGAGCATCGTACCCCATAAGCCACGCTTCAGAAACACCTAATGTCTTTGAAAGCAACACAAGTTTTTCTTGGTCCGGTGTTGATTTTCCATTGATGTATTGAGACAAAGCACTCTTTCCAAGTTTTACACCTAATTCTTTTTGGTGTGGTTTTGAAAGAGAAATAACATCAACTTGTTTTAAATTTCGCTCGCTCATGACTTGTTTTAAACGTGAAGCAGTAGTATTTTTCATATTCTTTACCTTTTTCCTTTATGGATTCATTATATAGTAGAAAATGCAAAAGTTCAAGAAAAAATAAAAAAAGTTCAAAAAAATTGAACAAAACTGTTGACAAATAAAAAGAGAGGGATTAAAATAAAACCATAAAGTTCAAGAGATTGAACTTAGAAAGGAGAACTCAATGAGATTTAACTACGCTAAATTAAAGGGTCGTATTAAAGAAAAATACGGGACGCAAGAAGCTTTTGCAAAAGCTATCGACTTAACTCCCTCAAGGTTTTCATTCAAGATCAACGGGAAAGCGAAGTGGAAACAAGACGAAATTGTAAAAGCGGTTGAACTATTAGAAATCTCACAAGATGAGATAGTTGAATATTTTTTTAACTATAAAGTTCAAGAACTTGAACTAAATAATTAAAATTCTGAAAGGAGCAAACATGAAGAAAATAAAAAAACTCAAAGAATTCTTTGAGTGGAATTTAGACGGATACGATGTTGCACTTGCAATTATCGGAAGTCTTATAGGGGTATTTCTGGGAACGTTGATTTTTTGGGTTTTATTTAAAAAATAAAAAATTGACAGCTAGTGTGATAGCAGTCGTCACGAAAGCCACGGCTAGTGGAAACCAAAACGAAGTCAACCAAAGATATCTATTATGTTCTTTGTAAGCTTGATAAAAATAAATCCCCTCGTCAGTAACGGCGATGTCATGGGTGATGTCTTGAACCACTAACTTGTGATAAACCAATTCGCCGAGCGGTTCGCATTGTTCATCTATCAGTTTTTTATACTGTTCAGGTTTAATGCGAGGAGATTCTTGGGAATTTCGAATATCAAGCAATGATTTTAATAATTTTCTAGCTTTTCGTGAAATGATAATCATACAGCACCTCATTAGTTTTTAAAACTATTATATCAAACGGAAAGGGATAGGAATGAACGAAATGAACGAATTAATCAATGTAACACTAAACGAAAATCATGAGCCGGTTGTTTCTGGTAGACAGCTACACGAAACACTAGGAGTTAAGACGGCTTATAAAGACTGGTTCCCACGTATGACTGAGTACGGTTTTACGGAAGGTGAAGATTTTAACCCGCTCAAAATTGAGCAGGTTCGGCAAGAAGGAACAAGGAAGGTCAAGAGACAAATTGAAGACCACGTCTTAAAGCTAGACATGGCCAAAGAAATCGCCATGATTCAACGAACAGACAAGGGCAAGGAAGTCCGAACTTACTTCATCCAAGTAGAAAAAGACTTCAATAGTCCAGAGAAAATCATGGCTAGGGCGTTGCTAATGGCGGACAAGAAAATCAAACTCTTGGAAAACCAAAACGAAAACCTCTTGATTGAGTTGGAAGAAGCAAATAAAAACGCTGATTACCTAGATTTGATTTTACAAACCAAGGATAGTCTAACTATCACCCAAATCGCTCAAGACTATGGCATTTCAGCACGCAAGATGAACCAACTCTTAAAACAAGAGCGTATCCAACGCATCGTCAATGGTCAGTGGGTACTATATGCCAAATACCTTGGTAAAGGCTATATCTTAAGCCGAACATTCGACTACATGGGCAAGGATGGCAAAATTCATAGCAATGTTACAACAGTCTGGACGCAACTAGGACGACGCTTCCTATATGACAAACTAAAAGCTATCGGAGTTTTACCAACTATCGAACAGTAACATTTCTAAATGCGACCACGTGGTCGTATTTGGGACATGAGTTTGTTCAGATTCTGAACAAATACAAAAGTCGAAACGTTACGACATTTCATTTCTTCGCAAAACGAAGAATTAAAAAAACGCTTGTTCGCAAAACGAACAATTACCGAAAGGACTAATGAAATGGACAACCCATTCAAACCGCTAGCTGACCAATTCGATAGCATGCTGACGGCAGTGATAGCAGACAAAACAAAAGCGTTTGACTTAGACGAAACGCTACCCATGATTTTAACTGCTAAAGAGTGTCAGTCAATGCTAGGAATTGGCAACTACACAGAATTTTTACGAATAACCAACCTTGACGGTTTCCCAAAAATCGACAAAGGGCGAGGGGCACAAATCAGATACCCACGGGATGCAGTCAGAGATTGGTTCAATAACAATTGGCAAGAGATTGCCTAGCACATAACCCTAGCCGTAGCAGTGAGCTAGTGAGGAGATGTAAGCAATACCTACCTGAAACTACAACGATTTGATATTCATAATTGTCTCCTTAAATATATAAAAATCTATGAAAAAATCCTCACTAGCTTTCTAGTGCGGTTAGGGAATAGAAAGGAATTAACAATGAAAAAACTACTTAAATGGCTATTTGTAAAAGAGAAACAAGAACCGGAATATTTCTTCGAACCCGTATGGACACCATACGAGGAAAACGAACGCAAATATGAAGCTCGCCAAAAACGTGAACAATATCTTTTGGCAAAATACGGAAACCGATAAGATCACTATCTTCAATCCGTAGCCACGGCTCACCGTGGAGTGTAACTTATACCCATAATTTTTCCCCAAAAAAATATAAACTTTTCCCACACATATCTTTCTAAAAAAACATTGAAAAAAACATGAAACGGTGGGCCATGGGTGCGGATTGAAGGCACTAAAAAAGCACAGGTAAGGGCCTGTGCAAGACAAAATTAATTATCAAGGAGATTATACCATGAAAACACAAGTAATTGCAAAACCAGGATTCACTAAAAACAAAGCCTATGGACTTTGTGGCACGCTAGCGATTGCCACAGCTCTACTAATCGGAGTTGGCACAGTGTCAGCGGACGAAGCAACACAGCCGGTAGCTGAAACGCAACCAGCGGTGTCTAATGTCTACACAGCTGACAACGCCGGCAACGTGACAGTAACACCTAGCGAAACAGTGACGGAAACACCAAAATTTTTGGCATCGGCACCAGTAGAATCTCAACCGATTGCAGAAACACCAGTAACAAGCACACCAACCGTTGAAACTCAACCAGTGGCAGAAATACCAGTAACGGAAACAGTAGCACAACCAGTCGCAGAAACGCCTAAACAGCCTACTGAATTTGTCAAAGAAGACAACGAAATTAAAGTAACTAATCCAGATGTTGTCGTTGATCAATCAAATGGAACTGGTAAGTATTCAGGGTTTACCGTTGAATATAAAGACGTAAAATTCCCTGACGATATGGCTATCAATGAAGGGGATAAGGTTAAATTTGATTTGCCAAAAGAAATCAACTTCCAAACAAATTATGATTTTGATGTCTATAACCCAGAAAAAGTTGTTGTGGGTAAAGCATCAACAGACGTTAAAACTCAGACGGTTACGACTGTATTCAATAACTACTTTGCCACTCATCCACTCAACAAGCAAATGAGTCTTAAGCTCGATGCTAAGTGGACTGACAAGGTTGAAAGTGGCAAGCCAGTTAACGTTAATTTCAATGGTACGGTGGTTACTGTAAACATTGGAAAAGAGCAAGAAATCGGTAAAGATGAATTACTTTCTAAATGGGGCAGCCAAGACGAGAATGACCCAACTGTTATCAACTGGACTGCTCGTATTAACTACGCTAAACGTCTATTGAATTACGTCACAATCATTGATGAGATGAGTGATAATCAAAAGCTTGTTGATAATTACTTCGAAATCAAATCGATTGAAAGCGTAGACCCTTGGATTGATAAAGGTTCTGCTATGGATTTAGTAAAATCAATCAGTAAATCAGACCACGGTTTCACAATTAAAATGGATCGCCTTGATCATATGATTTATATTAACTATAAAACTAAATTGATTAACGCGGTTAAAGAAAGCGTAAACCCAACCAATAAGGTTGAGTTGAAAGCTGAGTCAGACGGTGCTATCTCATACAGTTATGTTCAACTTGTCGGTGGTAAAGGCGATGCCAGTGGTGAAAACAAGCCTGAACCAACATTTGAAATTCCACACGACGCTCCTAAGTATGACAAGCCTGAATTTAATGGCGGTGTCGTACCAAATGAAGCGCCTATCCTCGACTTGCCAGAGTTGGAAATTCCAGTAGAGCCAGAAAAACCAGCGACACCGAAAGAAGTACCTAGCAAGCCCGTAGACGCTCCGAAAACAAAAGAGGTAGAAATTACCGATGTCGTTTATAAAAACGATTCTGAGCCAAAAGAGGTGGCAAATACGACGGTTTACGGTGGTGTTCTACCGAATACTGGCGAGAAAGAAGGAATCTCTAGCACTCTTGGATTGGTAGTAATTGCTGCTGGTATCACAACTTTGGGATTGAGCTTTAAAAAATACAACGAAGGTGAGGAAGAATAATCATGAAAGAAAACAACAAACACATCGTATTCTACAACGCTGAAAAAGATGGCTTCCTTAAAAGTTACAAGGACAAAGGAAGCCTAGCGTTTGAAGCAGTTTTTGACGACTGTCTTTGGAATGCACTACAGTTACCGATTGAGTTTTACGAAAAACAAAAAAACGAACTTGATAAACTTGCCGAAGTGATGGACTGCGAAGTGCTTATCGTAGAAGTTGAATACAACGTAACTAAACTTGACGGTTCGGACTTCGAACGCACAGAGCGTGAAGAATCCTTGAAGAATGGAATCGAAGCGCTTATGGAATTATTGACTAATTAACAAATTAAGCAGTGGCGGGAGGGTAGGCATTAAATATGGCAACTTTATATGAATTAACAGGTCAATTTCTAGAAATTTATAACATGGAAATTGACGATGAAACAAAACTCGATACACTCGAAGCGATTGACTGGACTAGTGACTATGAGAACAAAGTAGAAGGCTATGTCAAGGTTATTAAGTCACTCGAAGCCGATATCGAAGCACGCAAGAACGAGAAGAAACGTTTAGACGGATTGAATAAGTCTGATCAGACAAAAATTGACAATTTGAAAGCAGCTCTCGCAGTTAGTATGACTGAAACTGGTCAAACCAGAGTTGACACAACACTATTCAAGGTAGGATTTAGAAAATCCAACGCAGTAGTAGTCGATGAAGATAAACTTCCTAAGAAGTACCAAATCGCCAGCTACAAACCGGACAAAAAAACGATTAAAGAGTTACTTAATAGTGGTGCAACTATCCGAGGTGCTCACATCGAAGAAAGGAGAAATCTAAGTATCCGATGAAAATTCTTGCGATTGACCCATCTTCGGCCAAGGTGAAAACAAGCACCAATGGTATCGTTTTGCTAGACAATGCAAGATTAATTAAACATTGGGTGGTTGGCTACAGTGTTAAGGATATCCGTAGTTGGTATGAGAACGAAGGGCGATTTGTAAAGCCAGATATCGTTGTTATTGAAAAATACGAAGCTCGTGACAATGACCTCGCAAAAGATAACAGTGTTTTAGAAACAATCGCACTGTTTCAAATCTTATTTTCAGACGCTATCCTTCAGCGTAATGCTGGGTATCAATCAGATATACCAAATTCTTTACTAAAAAAACTAGGACTTTGGAAATTCGATAAATCCCACCACCAAGACGTTAGAGCTGCTGCAAGATTAGGCTTGTTTTGGGCGATGCGTAACGATATTGAAGAAGTCGTCCAAGATATCGGGAAGGTGGTGAGTGGATATATCAATCACACTTAGAAAGTGGCAAGCTGAAGCGGTCAAAAGGAGCGACAGAGTAGAACCTGGAATATTCCTAGAGGCTTTGGGTGGTCGTGGCAAGACATTTTGTGCCCTAGCTATTGCTAAACATAAACGTGCTAAAAAAATCGTGATCCTAAACAATCGGCTTTCCATCTTAAAAGGTTGGGAAGAATCTGTTGAAGCGTTCGGCTTTGACGATGATGTAACTTTCATCATCCAGACGGATAGAAAGTTACAAAACACGCTCAAAAAAGGCTCTCGTTTAGACTGTGACTTACTTATTATTGATGAGTGGCAGAACATGTCGTCTGATAAACAAGTGGCCTTGTATCGCAAAATAAAACGAAAATACACCATAGGGTTATCAGCTACGCCTATTCGAAAAAAAGGCCAAAATTTCTATCCGTTAGAAAAAACCATATTTGGACATGCAGAACCCAATCGAAAATTTGATTGGCAAAAACAACACGGCAAGATGATATACGATAGATTCTCCTACTCGAAAGAAAAATGGGAAGATTTCAGAGATTACGAAAGTTATGTCAGCCATCTTCCAAACTTCTTTAGGTGGGAAGAAATCGAAGAAATCGAGAACGCCAAAGAAAACAATGGTTTCGAGATCAAGTTTTTCAAAAACACCATCGATGCAGGAAACCCAGAGAAACTAACTTTTTTTAAAGAACACAACATCGTTGAAGCTAATGGCAAATATGCAATGGCTAAACAATCGTTTGGTCGTAAAACATTTGAGCGTTATCTTGTCCAAACTGGAGTTGATGTTGATTTTCCAAAATTGAAAGCAGTTAACAAAGACACACCTCTCATGCTCACCATTGACGGTTTAATTGAGAGGACCCCTCACGACATGTTGATTGTCAGCAAGTCCAAGCAGGTTGTAAATGTCATCCATGAGAGACACCCAGATATTGGTATCTGGACAGGAGATGTCCAAGAAGGTCTTGATAAGAAAGTAGTTGTAGCCACTAGCCAAGTCTTAGGCGTAGGAGTAGACGGCTTACAACATAAATATCACACGATTGTTGTTCTTGATCCAGTTGATGAAGATTCTGGAGAGTATGACGACTACCGACAACTTCTTTGGCGAATCACCGGAAGCAGACAACAACATGATGTGAATGTTATCGAATTTTACTACAAGGAGAAATAATGAGTTTTACTTTACCAGAAAATAAACCACGTATCCCAAAAGATACACCCCGCAATTACTTTATTTACGGGGAAACCATGAGCGGTAAATCTTATTTAGCTAATGAGTTCCCTAATCCTATCGTTTTGAACACGGACGGGAACGCTGAAGCTAATAGCGTGCCTAGTATTCAGCTAGTCAACGCCAAGGATTCTAGCGGGCGAATCACTAATTCAGTAATCAAGCAGTTAGGAGAAGTCTTACTTGCACTTCAAACACAAAAACACACTTACGAAACAGTAGTTATCGATGTTATCGATGATGTTATCGAAATGATTAAGATTGCGGTTTGTGACGAGCTTACACCAAAAGGCAACCCTCGCTTGAAATCGCTGTCTGAAATACCCTATGGAAAAGGCTACGATTTCTTTAATCAAGCCATCACAGAATTAGTTATCGATTTAAAAGCTCTGCCTATGAATGTTATCTACATTAGTCGTCAAGTTTCAGAATACGACGACAAGGGCAATGCTACTAAGGACAAACCAAGTCTAAAAGACAAATACGTTAACTTAATCAATGGTAACTCAGACTTGATGATCCATACTGAAAAAATCGGTAATAACTATAATCGCAGTGTCGATCGAAAACGCAAAACTTACTATGCTGACCAAGTTGACGATAAAGCTATCCTTAAGATTTTAACAACCATTCGAGGCGCTGTTGAACCGCCAAGGCAACAAAAAGCAGAAAACAAACAAGAAAACACACAGCCTAAACAAGTAACACAAAAGCAAACTGCTGCTACTAACGATTCAGATCTATTTTAAAACAAGAAATACACAAAAAAAGGAGAATAACAAATGAGTTTACTAGATATCGCAAAATCAATTAAAAAAGAAGGTTTCGACCCACGTAAAGACAGCGCAAACGGACCAGCTCCAATTCCAGCCGGCGCTTATCCAGTCGTTTTAAAAGATGCTAAGTTCAACGTATCCGAAAGCGGATGGGAAAGCATCTCTTACCAATTTGAAATCCGTGGCGGTGATTACGACGGACGCACTGAATACGCAAGTTTTGGGACGTTGTCTGAATGGAATGGCAAAGACATTAAATGGTCTGTTGAACGCACTATGAAATTCTTTATCAAGGCTCTTGTTCTTGCAGGAGACAACATGCAAGGAACTGAACAAGACGGGAAAGATTTGGAAGAGTCTCTTCAACGCAAAGCAGTCGGTTCTTACTACAACCTTGTAATCACAGAAACACAAGGCAAAGGTGATAAAGTTTATCGAAACTACGACCTTGAGGAAGATGTTTCACAACCTTTTGGAAACAGTAATCCAATGGATATCTCGGACGAAAACCTCCCTTTCTAAACCACGGGCGTTTCTGGATAGTAGATACTACTGATTCAGACTTTGGCCCATTCGCTACGTATGATGAAGCGTTTAGCGAAATGCTCAAATACTTGAAAACGACGGAAGCAGAATATCATCACAACTTGCTCGTTCAAGAACTTGTGTATGTCTGTCAAGAGGAGTAATTGCGATGGCTAGCATGAAAGACTACGCTTTGAAATATCAAAAAATGGGTTTCTCAGTCATCCCAATTCACCCAAAGAACAAACGCCCTTTGATTGACTTTGCTGATAAACCAGCAATGACTGAAGAAGAAATCAGTAGTTTTTGGGACGGTTTCCCGAACGCAAATATTGCACTAAGGACAACCAATTTCTTCGTTATTGACGTTGATAAGCATGGCAAGAGTAATGGGTTTGATTCTTTAAAAAAATGGCCTTATTTGAATTTAATAGAGCCAACTCTACAAGCGAAAACTGCAAACGGCGGTAAGCATCTATTCTATTTCAAAAGAGACGACACCCCGATTTCTCAAATGATAGGTTTTCTCCCAGGCGTTGATATCAAAGCTCATGAAAACAACTATGTTCTCGTAGCCCCGTCTGCAACAGACAAAGGTATTTACGAGTGGGATTTAGAGAAATCAAAAGAAGGTCTCACGATGGTAACACCATCGAAAGAACTTATCCAAGCCATCAAAAGACAGTATCAGCTCACCAATGGATTTAAAGGTGATGGTGCTGATGGTTTAAGGGCTCTCAAGAATAGGACATATACTCGTGAGAGAACTAATACTACAGACCTATTTGAAACTATAGTAGTTGGGTTTGGTGACGAAGGGGGACGGAATGACAAATTGGCTAGTTTCGTCGGAGGCTTGCTCATTAGAGCAGTCGATGATGAGCTTGTCCTTCAGCTCGCCCATATTGCGAATAACAATAGCCCAACTCCTCTAAGTACTAGAGAAGTCGATAGAACGGTTGAAAGTATGATCAAGAAAGATAGGAGGTGATAACAATCGGTAATGTAATAAGTATAGATACGAACGCAAAGATGACACTAAACAAGGATGGGAACATCAAATCTAATAGTCCAAGCAACGTTCTAAAAGCTTTTAAGTCGGATGACCAGTTAAGTATTTATTTGAAGCACAACGAGTTCTCGCAAGAACACGAGATTACAAAGGATATAAAAATCGGGAACACCTTTTTAAAAAAAGGCGAGCTACCATCTAACTTTGATTCTGTTGTTAAAGTCTATTTTGAAGATGTTTTGGGTGTCGCTTTTTCTGGCCAAGCCATGCTTGATGGTATGGAAACGTTCTTCTCGGAACGATTCTACAATCCAGTTAAAAATTATATGGAAAAAGCTGCTGAAGAATGGGATGGTAGAGAGCGTGTAAGTCGCATCCTACAAGTCTATCTCGGCGCCGAAGATACACCTATCACCTCCAAAATCGCTAAGATGTGGTTGGTATGTGCAGTAGCCAAAGTTTATGATCCTTATGCAAAAGTCGACTATGTTCTTGATTTGGTTGGTGGGCAAGGCGTCGGTAAAACCTCCTTTCTCCAAAAAATAGGCGGTCAATGGTATACCGATGCCGTCACTGACTTTTCTAACAAGGATAATTACGACATCATGTTAAAAACTCTTATCGTCAACGATGATGAGATGGTGGCTAGTGAGCGTATGTCGTTCGCTGAGACAAAAGCTTTTATCTCAAAGACAAGTCTTAGATTTCGTAAACCATATATGCGACGGACTGAAGAATTTGCAAAGAATTTTGTCCTCGCGAGAACTACGAACCAGCGTGAGTATTTAAAAGACAAAACCGGCGAACGTCGTTTCCTTCCTATTCTCGTTAACAAGGACAAACAAGTTAAACACCCGATGGAGATGAAAGAGGAAGTTGTTAAACAAATTTGGGGTGAAGCAGTCACGCTTTACAAAAACGGACATCCACTCATGTTTGACGACGCTACTGAGGAAGAGCTTAACAAATATCGAGAGCGGTTTATGTATCGAGACGAAGTAGAGATACAAGTTATTGATTACTTGGATATGCCAGTACCTAAAGAATGGGATTCGTGGTCTATTCAAAAACAACACCAATATACACAACGCTATTTTGATAATGATTCTGAATTAGAAAAAGGAGATAGCAAAATGTCTAAGGTATCAACTCGTGAAATCATGTATAACCTTTTCATGAGAAATTCCAGCGACAGAAAACTGTCTCGCAAGATCAGTATTATTGTCGATGGGCTGCCAGAGTGGGAGAAACGCCCGTTTAAACGAAACGGGAAAGTATTTAAGGGTTATATCCGTAATGAAGATTATTCTGAATAAAAAAGCAGAATGAAAGGTTACCAAAGTGTAGTAACCGGTTAGGTCGTACGGTAACTTTTACCTCAAAAGGTTACTGTGGGTTACCGTAAAAAAAAAATACGGTAACCCACTCAATCCCTTGTGGCTATTGGTTTTATACTATATAGGTTACCTAGTTACTATAAATAATAATAAAAGTATAAATATATATATAACTATAGTATGAAATACTATAGTTATAGGGTTTGTAGCTTAAATAAAGAAAGAGAAGAATGTTTTTTAACAAGTTTTTCGAAAAATACGGTAACCCGGTAACCGCAGAATAATATTCAAAAATGATTAATAAAAAAACTAGGATAAAAGAGATGGTAAAACGGTGGACTGATCGCATGGCTGGCATTAAATATGCACCAAAGCCATACGATAAATCGGTAACGGTGTTAGAACGTGTAGAGTATTTTAGACACTGGTTTTATATCACGCATCAAAAGAAAGGTGCAGTGGCAATCAAGTTAGGAATCAATGCAAAGAAACTCAATCGCATTCTGACACTGGAGCAGCTACCGGATGATGAATTACTAAATGAGATGATGGAGTTATGCAAGTGAATGAAGGAAATTAATTGAAATATGACAAATATTAGACTGCAAAATCCATATATGGATGAAACTATCAAGGTAAAAGAAAACTATAAACTCATTCGTGACATGCTGGAATGGCTTGGACAAGGAAATATAGATTATCTTCAATTGCAGCAGGTTGAGCCAGAAGAAAGGATGATTACTATTAGTCCTAAGAATTTTGCAAAGATTGATTATTACGAAGTAGAGGAAGCAGAATCATGAAATATAAAGTAGTGGTCTATTATGACAACATGGAAGACAGTGAGCATGTCTTCCAGACAAAAAATGAAGCAATCAATGAATTGCACAGATTGGGATTGAAATATCGCAATGCAAGGAAGTATAAGGTGGAAATGGTGGAAGTAGAGAATGGCTAAATTTATTAGAGTTACAAACATCGCACAAGGAATTGACATGGACACGATTTTAAATGTCGATGATATCGGGCACATCTCTATTGGGCCTAATATCATTTTTGTAAAAACGCCGTTCGCAGACGGGACAAATCGGATTTATGTAAGAACCGAAACGATTGAGCAGTTAGAAAAGATTTTGCTAGAGGGAGAAAACAATGGATAGACAAGAAGCAGTGCAGAAACTAGCAAGAGCAGGACGCTTTTTAATAGCTCACGCAGAAGACCTATATGATTCGTTTTTTGAGAAACCAGTAGTTCCACAATATGTGGCGGATTGGTATGAGGGGAATAAACAAAATCTTGACTTAAATTTAAGTGGTCTTGTGTTCGACCTTGCCACGAATTCAACGATTTACCATCAGGAAGAACTTAAAGCGTGGGTGAATAGCAATAAAAAAACGTTTATTACAACCCTCGTCAACATGCACCAGTTTGGGTATGAGGTCGAGAAAGAGCCTAGGTATACGGTTCGGATTAAAGGGGTTGATGGATACGCTACCCATCTAAATGAAAATTTAGACAATCATAAATGGTTCTTTGCATCAGATGACGAATTTAAAGGCTATAGAACCAAGCACACCCGCAAAGAGCTTGAAGCGAACGGGTTCGGGTGGGTGTTCAACTGCCAAGGAGTGGAAGTGAAAGAGGTAACGGATGAATAACCTAATTACTAAAATCAACCATTGGGCAGACAGCCGTGGATTAAAGCAAGCTGACCCAAAGATTCAGTGGATGCGTGTAACTGAAGAAGTCGGAGAGATTCGAGATGTGCTCTTGAAACCGACTAAATTCACAGAACCGCAAGCAGCACTCAAGGATGCTATCGGTGACACGTTAGTAACGATTATCGTGCTAGCACATCAATTAGACCTTGATGTAACTGAGTGTCTAAGCATTGCTTACGAAGAAATTAAGAACAGAAAAGGAAAGATGGTAAATGGAACATTCGTCAAAGAAGAGGATTTATAACGAGCTGGCAGTCGCAACGATTCTGCTAGTGGTATCGCTAGCCATTAACGTGACCACTGTCTTGCGAGTGGTTAACCGACCTATCGAGACCGTGGTAATCCATAAAGCTGACAATGCCGTGGAATTGCATGGCAAGGTTACTGGAAAATCCATGGTAG